GGTCTGCGAGAGATGATCCACCATTCGGCGTAAGAGTCCACAACCAACCGCGAACCAAATAACGCAAACCGCCAATAAATACAGCAAGCGTCGAGACAATGGCAAGGATGAACCCTGCCCAATCATTCGCCGTCACTTTTTCTTAGGAGTGGCATATCCAAATACGCCTGACAGGATCGCGAACAGGATTGCACGATGATCGAGTGAGAAGTTAGATGATGCCCAAGCTGCTAGAAAAGCACCAGCAGTTAAAGCGTAAGGATTTTTGATATTCATATTTTGCCTCCTAGCATTGGGATTTGGTAAAAGTCTGAAGCCTCATCAGCAGCCTTTTGAAACGAGATGTGGACGTGCTTTGTGTGCGGATTGATTCCGGTATACGGACGCCACGCCCAACGGCGCTTGGATGACGCAATCTTGCCGTTGAATATGACGTAACTAATTCGCTTAGGATGAGACTTGCCGTAGAGTCGAATCTGATCAGCAAGGTCGGGCATGATGTCAGGCTTTGCTTTACCGGATAAATCACGGTCGATATCGATGGCACGTACCCAGCCTTGCTCATCAGGATTATGATCTGACTTGCGCGCAGAATGTCGTGTGTCACCAATCCATCCATCGCTAGTCCGATCTCGATCCGGGAAGGCATCATCAATTTGTTCCCTTAATTGGATTGCGGATTTACTCAGGCGAGGCTTCATTACTTACCTCTGGATCAACGAATATATCTAGGTCAGCATCATAGTAATCACCAATAGCTGCAAACTTGCCTCGAAAGTTTTCATTGTAAGAGGTTTGAACCCAATCGCCACCAAGATTATCGATCAGCCATTGATAGCCTTCATCGCCATTTGGGTCGTTGTTATCTCCAACTGTTACCCGTAGCACTATGTTGTTTAAATCAATTTCTGCCCAATGCGACATTAGTCCACCGCCGATTTCAAATATCTAACAATGACAATACCTGAACCACCTGCTTGGTTAGATGATCCACCACCACCGGAGCCACCACCGGTATTAGCTGTGCCTCCAACTGTGTTTGCTACACCTGCTGCAACACCTGCTGAACCGCCACCATTACCTTTTGCGCCACCAGTTGTTGCTCCAGTACCACCGCCACCACCTGCATACCAGTATGTGCCTGAAATGTTTTCACCTGTACTTGTAGCTGCGCCCCATGATGAATAGGCAGATGATCCATTGCCACCTTTACCGCCTGTATTGGAAACTGCTGCACCTCCGGCAACGGTATTACCACCGCCACCGCCTGAAGCGTAAGTAGATGCATTGCTAAAACCAGCGCCACCATTTGAACCTTGTGAACCCGTACCACCACCACCGGCAGTTGCACCACCGGATGCACCACCACCACCGCCTGAGCCACCATTACTTCCAATGATTCCATTAATGGCTGAGTTGTAGCCTAGACCACCACCACCGCCACCAGTTGTTGCTGTAAGTCCAGTAAAAGTACTGCCTGTTCCCGCATTACCTGATCCGGCGTTTGTTCGCCTTGCTCCACCTGCTCCAATAACAACTGTATAAGCAGATGGTGTTAATAATTGTGCGCTTGAATAAAGCAAGCCTCCTGCACCGCCACCACCACCGCCACCATTTAGGTTATTTCCACCGGATGCACCGCCTGCAATTCTAAGAATATCACAAGTGATATTTGCTGATGTGACATCCAATGTGCCATTACCAGTAAATGTGCGATAGTAATATGTGGCATCGGATGAAAGAGTGCCACCAGTTAAGATCGGCTTGTTACGTCTAGATCCTGCAACTCCCAATAGAAGCATTAGACAATATCTCCAATGACGTACCAAGAATCTGTACCAACTTTGATAGCAGACAAAGCAGAGTTTGTTGCTCTTAATTTTGGTAGCGAACTTGTAGCACCGGTTGATGCAACTGTTACTCCTGCTGCACCTTGCAAAGTTACCTGACCAGCACCTATTTGAATAAGGTTAATAACAGATCCAGTTGGGATTGCTGTAACTGAATTCAGAGGCAATGTGTATGTTTGTGCAGCTGCATTTGAGGCAGATACCAAAGTGTTAATGGCATCAGCTGCTGAAAATGTGTAGGTTGTGACTGTCTGAGGATTGATCGTCAAGGTCACATCATCTTGCGCTATCCATGTAAAGTCTAAATCTGTGCCTGATGCCTTTGACAGCACTTGACCGCTTGTGCCGCCTTTGAGATCTAGTAAAGCAGTATCAATGTCTTGACCAAGGGTCGCAATGGCTGTTGCTCCATCTTTAACCAAGTCAGTCGATTGAGGTATATCCCAACCAAAGTTAGTTGTTGTTGTTGCCATTTATGCCACCGTTCCGTATGCGTTGAGCCATGTAAGTGTGTTAGTAATTGTACTCCAACTCTCAGCAGCAGACACGTCTTGCCACCTTGTAACTGGAGTGTTGAAGGCTAATGGTGAGGCATTGATAGCCACGCTCAGCCCATTGTAAGAGGCTTGGAAAGTCCAACCCTCTACAAATCCTTGAAATGTTCCTCCAGCAATATCATCTGGAAGGTTGATAATCTGGATTGGCATACCCATGAAAACATTGAGCATATCATCTCGATCAGCGTCATCGATTTCATCATTGCCTAAAGCAAAGGTAATCGTCTCAAACTTGTCATACGGGTTGGCTCGCATTTGAATATAGCGATCTGCCACATCCTCGACATCTACAACTTTTTCAATAAGGCTTGTGGTAGTCGTTTGATAAACCCCGTAAGTTGCCTGAGAACTTAGATCCTCTGAAACATAAACAGATGATCCAGATGAGCCGTAGTTTGTTGTCAGTTTATTCCGGACATCGCCGATTCGACGTGAAGTACGAATACCCGACCACAGCGCATGGTTGGCATCAAGATCGATGTATCCGTTAGCAGCTAGATAATTGATTCTATGATAAGTGTCTGCATAGCCGATATTCCCGTTGGCATCTTCAAAAATGTAACCCAAAGCAGAGTCAGCGATATTTGTAATGAGTGAGTAAAGGTTTATGTTGTTTGATGCGCGAGACATCATCTCGTAAGCACCAGGCAAATCAATATCTCCTACGCCCTGATTCTCAGCGTTTGCCCAAGTAATGCTTGGATCATAAGCAGCCCAAGTTTGAGCCGGTGAGACATCCGTCCAAGCACCCTGTAAATTGTCGCTCAATAATTGATAAATCTGGTCGCCTTCAAACTCTTTAGGCAAAACTCCCAGAGTGTCGATCTTTTGTAATTTAGCAATAGCGCCAATGGCAGTTATGTTGATGATTGTTGTTAAACCAGTTGAGCCAGCATTTTGCACAAAGGTAGATGAATCGCTTATCCAACCGCCAAAGATAGGCACAAAGGTACCAGCGGAATCTTTAATCTCGATTGTAAGCTGCTTATTTACCTGAAAGGTTAAAGTATTGTCATTGTTAAGATTGAGTAATTGAAGGCTGCAATAGCCTGCTTGGGGTTGGCTGAATATGTCAGTACGCCCAGAAGTAATGCTCAGATTGGAAAGTGTTACATTAGTGACTGTCGAACCATTAATCTTGATCAGCCATTCAGGAGTCCATTGACTCATGCTAAGGCTCCAGCCCCACCAGTACCACGATACATTGATTGATTCAATGCATTGATAATAGCCCTGGCTGTACCCTCTGAATCGATAGCCCCATTGACTGTAATGTTATTGACTGTGGCACTTCCACTCGATGCCGATGATATTGATGGCGTTGGAAGGCTTGATTGGCTTGTCCCACCGAATAAATTGCCAATACCGCTTACAAGTGGATTGTTTTTAATAAGATCAATAATATCCATAATCTTATTAAATACTGCCGTAACGATTGCTAAGAATTTGCCAAAGGCATTAATAAGGACGGAGACAACTGACCCAACAGCCTCTAAAGCAAACTTTAATGTCTCGCCCAAAATAGGAGCAAGGTACTTGGAAGTAAAGTCATAGACTGCTTTGAAAAACTTCAATAAACCAGCATAACTTTCAGAGTTATCATCAATGGCTTTTTTGACTTTATCATAAACAGATTTCAAACCTTCAAAGATTGGAATAGCAATAAACTTAACTGTCTCAAAAAATGTCTTAAATACTGGTCCAAGGTTTTTGCTAATGTTATTTGAGAAATCCGAAATGGCTGGAATAACCTTCTTAACAATTGTCTCGATCAATGGCGTGATTGCTGTAAGAATGTATCCGCCTACGGTTTCCTTGCCTTCATCAAATGCCACTTTAAGTCGTGACATTTTGCCTTCAAATGTGTCAGCCTGCTTTGAGGCTTGATTTTCAAATGTCTTGGACAATGCCAGAGTAGCTGCATCAAAGTCCTTTGACTTAATAATGTTCTCATCGATGCCACCGCCCAATTTCTTTAAGGCTGTGAAGTTTCCATCATGTGCTTTGGCTAATGCCTCTGAGACTTGGGATAGGCTCTTGCCTGTGCCTGCTGCAATATCTAGGGCTAGAGTCTGCAACTTCTGGGCTTCTTCAACATCTTTAGTAGATCGAACTAAACGATCTAGGCTTGGACGCAGCTCATCATCTGTAATACCGGTAGCCAATGAGGTCTTTAAGATGTAATCCTCAGTTGCCTTTATTTGAGCCTTTGTAGCCCCTGTAACGTTCTGTAAAGAGGTCGCTAGGCGTAACTGTGCAGCCTCGTCCTCAATAGCCGCTTTGACGCCATCAATGGCTAATTTGCCTGCATAAGCAGCAGCTGCTGCACCAGCAGCAAGAAACGCTGCTCCTGCTATCTTGCCAAAGCCTGCGAGTTTATCTCCAAAGGTTTGAACTTCCTTAGAGCCTGAGTCTAGATTCTTTTTAAGGTTATCTACATCAGCAAGGATTGAGAGTTTGAGTGTTCTACTACCAGCCATTAGTCAAACTCCTTTAATATCCTGTCAAACGCTTGTTCCCATTGCTGGATCAACTGCGGTTGGATTGCTCGTAAAGTTGGATAAATGAAATATCCAGCGTTGCCACGTTTTGCATATCTTGGACTTCGATCTGGAAATTGCTTGTACTTGTTAGCACCAAACTCGGCACCAGCCAACAAACCATCTCCACCACGCGTTCCAAAATTAAACTGTGTTGTTGCACCACCGCTAAATCTTTGAGATGCAAATCCAAAAGACAATTCACCAATTTTTGATGACTTGCTAATTCTTACACCTGATGCAATTCGTTGAGCAACCTTTGGGTTTGGTGCAGAACCAGCAGCTTGTCTAATTCTATCACCAGCAAATTGAGCCAATGCAGATGATTCCTTTTTTGCTTGATCGACTGCTTCATCAGACATTGCTTTAAAAGCTTTGGTAATCGCCCTTAATTCTTTTTTCTCATAGACTATAAAGGAGCGCTGGTCGATAATGTCATCTGCCATTGCGCTCCTCCAAGACTTCTATTGCAGTTAATATGTCGCTTGCATCAACCCATTCGCTCATAGGTATCCGCGTTGCGATTGCTAATTCTACAAGGAGTCGGCTTACGCTTCCTCGCTTATGGCTTTTGGGTTATCATCGCCAACGGCTACATCGACAACGCTTTCCATCCAAATGTCTAGTGGCTTTGTAGGCTTGCCCGCTGCCTCTCGCTTGTAAGCAGAGTGAGCAACGAACAAGATATCCCACATACCAGAAAACTCTGAAATGGACTTCTTTTCAGATCTTTCCCATTTAGCAAAATCTGGTGGATAAGCAACTAGGGTTGCCTGTTCACCATTTGAATATGTAATTGTTATTGACTTTTGCATCTTTGCTCCCGTTAGTTAGATGTTATACGAATGATTCGGATGGTGTTCCAACTACTGTAAGGCTCCATGTATCTGTCTGTGCAGATGGTGCTGTGCCTCCAACTGTTGGGAATACAGGCAATACATTGCAAGTAAATACTGCGCCTGTTGTAGCAGTTAATGAAACTGCCAAAGTTGTGTTTGGTGCTGTATCAGCTGCTGTCCACATCGCCTCAAATAGTGATGAAGCAACGCCCCAGTCTGCTAGTAATTCAATATCCAAAGTCCATTGATCGTCAATGTGCTTATAAGCCTTGCCGTCAAGTGTTTGGTAAGTCTCAACGGTTGGTGAATTCGCAAGTGTTGCGCTGGTCGCCTGCGCGTCGTAATTAACGGTTGCAATGGTCACGACTAAATCGCGACC